GCACGAGGAACTATAGCTCAAGAGCTTTTTATTGATTCTATTCGTGCTAAATGGGGAAATATATCATCTGTTGCTAGTGAGTTAGACTTACCACGCGCCTTTGTTGAACAAAGAATCAAGAATGACCCTGAACTTTGGCAGGAGTATGTTGATGCCCAAGAGAAAAAGATTGACTTACTTGAAGACTCAATATTCGATAAGGGTGTTGCCGGTGATGTTCGCGCTGCTGAAAAGTATCTTGAAGCTAAGGCGAAGCATCGTGGATGGGGAAAGGAAACCAAGACCCTAAATGTTGGTCTTAATGTTAATGACCTTTCAATTGAAGAGTTGCAGCAGGTTGTTGCAGGTGAAATACCGGAGAAGATGCGATGATTGATGCTGCACGGATGGAAGAAATCAAGTATAAGGCCGAGGCTAGGCTTAGGTTAGAGCAAGTACTCACGCAGCAACGCGGCGTTATTGAGGAAAGTTGGAAGATTTGGCTTACTACTTTATTCAAGGAATACGTTTCCTCGCCATTTGCTAAGCATCATAAGACTTTTTGGGATTGGCTGTGGGATGTTGGTGAGGATTCACCTAAGCCAATAGTAATGGTACTGAATCGCGGTGGAGGAAAGTCAACAATGGCTGAACTCTCTGCTGTATTTATTGGAGCAAGAGAGTTGAGGTCGTATGTGTGGTATATTCGTTCAACTCAAGACAGGGCTAATGACTCTGTTGGTAACATTCAGGAACTATTGGAAACTCATAGGATAGAGAACTATTATCCTGGACTTGGTAACAGAATGACCGGTAAGTTTGGACAGGTTCGTGGTTGGAGAAGAAACTTCTTGAGAACGGAGAATGGCTTCACAGTAGAAGCTGTTGGTCTCGATACTGCTGTTCGTGGAGCAAGGATTGGTGAGCATCGTCCAGATTGGATTATCTTTGATGATATTGATGACACCAAAGATACTCCTGTTATAACAAAGAGGAAAGAAGATATTATCAAGTTTGCTATTCTTCCTGCTGCAAAGTACAACGCCGGAGTCGTAGCTATCCAGAATCTTCTTATAGCAGATGGAATCTTTGCAAGGTTAGTATCAGGAGAGGCTGATTATCTTCGTAATAAGCTTTTAATTGGGCCAATTAAGGCCGTTGATGACTTAGCTTACGAGTTCGACAACAAACATAATCGTTATAAGATTACAAAAGGTCAACCAACTTGGAAAGGAATGGACATCGCTGTATGTGAGAACTTTATTGCACGTTGGGGATTAACCTCTTTTCTGCGTGAAGCTCAACATGAAGTTCAACAAGTTGATGGTGGCATGTTCTCTCACATTGATTATAAGCATGTCGCACCAGATGAAGTTCCACCATTAGTTAGAGTTGTCACATGGATGGACCCAGCAATATCACACACTGACAAGAGTGACTCATGTGCAATACAGATTGATGGCATTGACGAAGAAGGTTATATCTATAGACTTTATTCATGGGAACGTATAGAATCACCATTAGAGGCAATGGTTCACGCTATTCGTAAGAGCTTCGAGTTTGGAGCAAGTAAAGTTGGCGTTGAAACCGACCAAGGTGGAGACACATGGCGTTCAGTGTATGATATAGCTTGTCAAACCGTTATTAAGCGTGGCATTGTTAGTCCAAACTCACCGTTCCCAGCATTTGATTCAGCTAAAGCAGCATCTCATCAAAAAGGAAAGATTGAACGTTCGCGTATGGCATTAGCAGATTACGAGAATGGTCGTATCATTCATGTTCTTGGTACGCATCCAGTATTAGAAGTAGCACTCAACCGCTTTCCTGCTGCTAAGCCATATGACTTAGTTGACGCCGCGTTCTACGGCTGGTATGATTTACGTGGTAAGCCAAAGCAACATAAAGCAGGTACTTGGGGCAGTTAGCCCAATGGAGCAATCATGGAAAAAGAAACATTAGACCTTATAACTAATATGATTCAGATAGATAGAGAATTTCGTGGAAGTTTCGGTTCAACTTACGGTGGAAGGCGCGATATGTACGGCGTGCTTGGTTATCCAACCGTATTAAACTATGAACACTACGAAGGAATGTATCAACGGCAAGACATTGCTTCGCGTGTTGTAAGATTCCCGTCAGAGGAAACGTGGTCTATCGCTCCACTAATTTTTGATGGTAAAGCCCCGCCATTGCAATCAGAAGAATTAGAATCAACACCGTTCGAGAAAGAATGGAAACTATTCGCTCAAAACTATAATATTTGGCCTTTACTAGCAGAAGCAGACTCCGTTGCAGGTATAGGTCATTTTGGCATTATAGTTATCAATGTGGATGGAGATAAGTATGAGGATGAACTAACGAAGATTAACTTGGAGAAGTTAAATTTGTTCTCAATGTTTAGTGAAGGTGATGTTACCAATGTTGAGTACGAAGTAAATAAAACTAGTCCACGTTATGGTCTTCCTACTTATTACAACGTTCAACGATGGACTGAACAATCAACAGATAAGTCCAACAAGAGACAGGACTCAGTTAAGATTCATTACAGTCGTGTAATACATATCGCTGAGAAGGATGATTGACCTTGAGAAACTTTCAGGTGGTGGTGCAGAGGCTACATGGAAATTAATGAATAAGGGGTACGCTCTTGATGTCAGTCCAGAGTATGAATTGTCAGAAGAAGATGAAGAGAAGATTATTAACCAGATTGGTGAGTTTGACCAAGGGTTACGACGTTTCTTACTAACTCGTGGAGTTGGAGTAAGTGACCTTGGTTCGTATGTTGTTGACCCAACAGGTATGTATAATGTAATACTTGACCTTATCTCAGCAACGTCTGGTATTCCTAGAAGGATTTTAGTAGGTTCAGAACGTGGAGAATTAGCTTCTAGTCAGGACGAAAGAAACTGGGCGCGAACAATATCCTCAAGACAGTTAAGATTCGCTGAGCCTGTTATACTTCGTCCGTTGATTGATAGAATGATTTACTTTGGTGTTATTCCAGTACCTACCGATGATTTCTATGACATTCGTTGGAAGTCAATTATGTTAATGACTCCACACGAGGAAGCGCGTATTGTAGCTTCTGTTTCAGCAGCTATTACTTCTGTTGCTCAAGCTACTAATATTATCACACCACAGGAATTCAGAAGTAAGTACTTGAATCTTCCGTCTGACCCAGAAGAAGGCTTTGGTGAATTAAATGAGAGTCAGAGTGAAGGCGGTTCTTCTGCAACTGCTGGTGGATTTATTAGTGCTCCCACTTCTGGCCGTAAGCCTGGGCCAACAGTAGATGATACTCCTGGTCAATCTAATGAAATGTTTAATGCAAGAGTAGCTGTTGAAACACTATTCCGCACAATAGGAAGTGATTATGACGGAGATTAAGGTTGGATTCAGGGATGATAATATTAAAGCACTACTCTTAGCTGGATTTTCAGTAGGAGAAGCTGTCAAGATGGTTGAGCAGGTTATGGCTAATAATCTCCGACCAACAATAGAGCCTTCAATAGATGAAGAGGACGTGATAGATGCAATTGCAGATTGGGCAACACAAGCTCCCATCGCAGAAGCAGATATCCTCAATGCTGATTAACGTCAGTAGAGGTTATTGGTTTAGCGAAGCAGAGTGTCGGTATTATTACGCTTCCAATGGACGCCCTATGTCAGACCGTAAACTTGAGCGTATAGTTAAGGGAACGCGTTCTCATTACGAACAGCAGATGCGTGATTTAACGCGTGAAGCATTAGAAGGAGCACTAAGTCAACCAGTATTTGAGCAAGCTGCAAGAAAGACTATAAAACAAGCTGCTATCAATTTCGCTTCTCTGGGTGTTGGTGGACATGCTCGTTTAACCTTCACGGAATACGGTCGAGTAGGTGGTTATCTTAGTGCTGATTATCGTCGTTTAACTAAGTTTGCTGATGAAGTTTATGCTGGCAGCCTTTCCTTTGACCAAGCACGCGCTCGTTCTTCTTTGTATATAGGTCATCAGCAGGATAACTTCTACAAAAGTCGTTGCATCCCACAAGTAGAAGAAGGTTTTGTTAATATCGAGAAAAGGACTCTTGGTGCTCGCGCTAATCATTGCCCAGACTGTATAGAATATCATGAAAATGGATGGCAATTAATGGGCGTATTACCACCACCTGGAACCGACAGCGTTTGTCAGTCAGCTTGTGGATGTACAATAGAACGCCGCAAAGTACCAACACAGGAACTTAATCAATGGTTGAGAACACGAAGGTCAAGCTAATACAAGTAGCTAAACAGATTGCTCATAATTTAGGTGATAAAGAAATCGTTAACGATTTGCGTGGTATAGAACTTGAAGAGAGGCGTGCGTTGCTCATGCGTATTCGGCAAATTGAGAAAAATTGGAATCTTGATATTGGCGGTAGTTAGCTCGCGTAAATGAGAAATACTCTTCACTTTTATTCGTTTAGTTCCATCGTACAGTGCTCTGTTGATAACACTATACCTCCCCTTGCTGCGTAACTTTTCGTAATTTCCTCTGTGACCAATGATAGCAGATACCAGAAAATCTTCCGGCCCTTCCTCTCTTGTAAATAAAATAGGATAGTCATGAATCGTAAGGACAGCGTTGTCTGTTTCGTTTTTAATAAGGCCATTATCACGGAGAACCAGCACGGCGAGTTTCAAAGTCGTGCTATTAACTGGAGACACAACGCCTATATGACTTCCAGTGCTTACACTGCCACCAGTGATTTGTGCGATAAGTTCCATCGTGTGGAAACTTCCCGACATTTGGCGAAAGAACGGAAACTCTTTGTATGTTCTCGTGTATTTAACTGGTATCTTAAATTTATTAAGAAGACCAATCGACGCTGTTGATGGTTGCAGTACGGTCTTCTTTGAGTTGTCTCCACCAATCATTTTCACCTACTGATTTAATAGTTACTTCTATTGTTCCATCGGTTACGATAAACTTCTTAACATTAGCTGAATGGTGTGGTTCAAGTGTAATCATCCAGATATTATGGTCAGCTATTGTTTCTACTGGTGCTATCCAGCCAAGATTTTTTAGTTTGTTTAGAGCACCTCTTAACTTTACTTTAGTGAAAGGTAGGCCGAGTTGTAACAAATAGTTCTCAGGGTCTATAACATAACCATCCTCGTCACTTACGTCACACATAACTATAAATGTTCGTAAAGTCGTTACTGTAATGTTTCTTTCTTTGGATAATGCTATAAATGGTAATATCTTGAGGTATCTATCGCTCATTGTGTATTGTCTCCTTGTATTACATTTTAGCATATTGACAACTTAAACGAAAGTGTGTATTATAGTGTTAGGCCGCTGTCAATCATCCGCTTATTGATAGCGGCTATTCCTTTAGGAGAACTAATATGTATGATATTCAGACAAGAATTATTGATGGAGTAATGTATGTATCAACTCCGTCTGTTATTGTTAAGGCTGGTGTCTTGGGTAAAAGCTTACTTACTCAGACTGAAATGGAGAAGAGTTTACAGGCTTGGAATGGCGTTGCTTTAACTATGCGACATCCACAAATAGATGATTCTTTCGTTAGCGTAGAGCAGGCTCCAGCGTTTAAGATTGGTTACTTCGATGATGCTGTTGTGAAAGAGGATAGAATCAAGGGTCGTATGTGGCTAAACGCAGCATTGTTAGCCGAACAAGGGAATGATGGGGCCGCAGTATTGGGTAATATTATCAACAGTATTCCAACAGAAGTATCTACGTCGTACTTCTACGATAAACAACAGGGAGTTGGGCAGTTCAATGGTGAAACTTACGAATATGCCACACTGAATATTACCCCTGACCATATTGCAATTCTGCCTGACCAGAACGGAAATTGTTCTTGGCAAGACGGTTGCGGTATTCCACGTGTAAACTCTGAGGACGAAGAGGTTCTTCAAACCTTGATGGTTCGTCGTCAGCTAACTATAAATCAACCACCCGACAACATTCCAGGAGATGATTCAATGGAAGAGCAACAGGTTAATGAAGTAGTTGATGAGCCTGTGGTCGAGGAACCAGTCGTTGAAGTGAACGAAGAGTCCACTGACGAAATTGTTGAGGAAACTATTGAGCAAATCGCTCAAGTTAGCGAACTCGACGCTTTCATTGATGAAATTGGATTTGATGCGTTCACTGGTGCGATTCGTTCTGTGATTTCACAGGGAGAACAGGCAACTAATAGCTTGGTCGCTAACGCGGCAGAAGCTACTGGTGTCGATGAGTCTGAGTTACGCGGCCTTAGTGACAGTGCTTTGCGTGCTTTGACCATTAATAAACGAGCAGGTTACGCTGGTAAAGCCGGTGGCCTTCGCTCCAATTCAACAGGTGACGAAGCCAGTGATGGTTGGGTCGCCTACCCAGAAGTAACTCAATAATAGGAGAATATTATGAGCGCTTTTGTTAATGACCGAAACGTTATCATGATTAACGATAACACTGGAGCAGACAATCGTCATCGCTACGAAAAACCTGCTGCTGTGGAAATCTTTCCTGGTAATGCAATTGAAGAAGATACTGCAACCATTAAGTTGGCTGTTGATGCTGCTTATGGCGGCGTTGCTATTGCAGACCTTAAGACTTACGCTGCACCCGTTGCTGGCGTAACTGGTGATATGCAACCATTCGCTATTGGCGATTTGGTTCGTTTCATCTACCCCCTTCGCGGCGACATTTTCCGTATCAAAAATAGCGGAGTTATTTTCGCTGATGATGATACTGTTGACATTGTAGCCGGTGAAGCCATTGTTGGTCTTGGTGTACTCGCTCCTTACGGAGTGGTACTTGAGGCTGCTGAAGCTGCTGATACTCACGTCACCGTTCGCGTGTTGTAGGAGAGAATCATGAGTAATGAAATTCAGATTGCTAATTTTGCAGATGGTGGTTCACAACTAGAACTTGCGAGTCGTCCTGTTGCCTTTAACGAGGATACTCAACAGGTGCGGA